TTCATGATATAAACAGGGAGTGCCGCCTAATTAAGCAGCACTCCCCTATACCTCCTATGTTATATTAGAACGGGACGGCTTCTGATTCAGTCTCCGCCACAGTCTCCTGAACATATCCACCATCAACAGGTGCAAAGTCCTCAGTACCGTCCAAGTACTCAATGAAATCTACTACCTGTACGGCTGCAAGATCAGAGGATATACCAGACTTACCAGCATAGTTCCAATCAAAAGGAATAGCCTTTACATTTACCAAGCTACCATTAGCAATTTTCTTTCCATCCCACAGGTTATTCTGTGAGTCTTTTACGATAGGAGCTTGACGCTCCGTACCATCTTTTCGCATAACCTTACGCTTAATAGTAACAAAGTCACCACGTTCGTCTTCCTTATTAGAGATAGGAAGATTGGCTCCTTCGATAACAGGACGATTCACATCGTCTACCTCAATCTGAATGCTCCACACTGGATCGAACTTGGTGTTCGGCTCAGTGATAGAAGCATAGTGGCACTTACCAGTAATGTAAATAGGATCGTTCATAAATAGTCTCCTTGTGGTGCTGCTCTATTGCAGCCATGTTAGGGATCATTCCCTGATAGGTCGTCTACTACTAACTAAACAACAAGTGCATTATAGCACATAGAATATACAGGTGTCAACATATTAATGTGTCTCTGCCCAATTGTTTCCAACCTTGAAGTCTGAGTCAAGGTCACATTTAAAGTTCAATATTTTCTGTGTTGTATACATTGCCTCCTTTGTTATTTTGGTAAAGCTTTCTATGTCTGGCTTGGCTACCTCAAACTGATACTCATCGTGTACTGAGGCAACAAGCTTGGCGTCAAGGCCATGCTCCCAGATCATTCTGTCCATCTCAACAAGCCAACGCTTACAGACCACTGCACCTGCTCCTTGAAGTAGCGTATTAAGTGCAGCATGTTCGTGCCTGATGTGTAACATACGTCCATCAAGACCTCGTATAGTTCCTGATGCTGCCACTGCACCTATGTCTTTACGTAACTTATTAAGTGCTGGCATGTTCTTCAGAAACTTAGCAATAAGATTACGTCCATCACTGGCAGAGCCACCAACAACACTACCTATCTTGGCAGGACCGGCCCCATATAAAAATGCGTATATGAATGTTTTGGCTTGGTCACGATTACTTAAACCTGCTGCCTTCATGTTGGCTGTATGTACATCACCTGTCAGTACTTCATTGGTAAACTTAGCATCGTTCATGTAGTGAGCAAGACATCTAAGTTCAAGACCACTGGCATCAGTACCGACTAGCTGATGGGTGTCAGTATTTGATACTGTCCACAGTTCCCTGCACTCCTTACCATAGGGGCTGTACACTGCCGGAACCTGTGCCATGTTAGGGCCATGATGTGCCATCCTGCCGGTGATGGTCTTCAGTGTCATGACCCTGCCATGTACTCGTTCCTGCTCACTACATGCCTGTATCCACGCCTTCAGTAGGCCGGTACGTTTCTGTAGTAGGAAGTAACGGGAGAACATCTTGGCCTCTGGCATATTAATCGTATCCAGCACTGCCTCATTGACAATGATATTACCCTTGTCTGTTTTCTTTGTAGGCTTCCATCCCTTCTTCATCAGTCGGTCTGCTATCTGCTTACGACTTGCTATATTAAAAGGTATTTCTTTTGTCTTTGTCTTTAGCTCTACAATGGTAGGTGGAAACATATCGTGAGCCTTCTCTTCAAGAGAGTGTAGCTCATCCATAAGTTTAGCTTCCAGTGTCATACCCTTCATGATGTTAAAGGCAAAGCCATTCTTCTGTTGCTTGTCTACGATGCTACGAACCTCTCGTTCCAGATCATAGGATTTTTCAGAGAACTTCTTGCCCTCTTCTTGAAGGTACTTGTATGTCTCCATAGTAACAGCAGTGTCGATGTAACAATACTTCAACATCTCTTGATTGAAGTGAGAGAAGTCGTGGTAGTCACCCTTCTTGTGTCCTAAGAAGTTACCCCATGCCTCAAGGGAGTGACCACCATCACGAATAGGATTGTAGAGTTGAGATTTAATAAGTGTATCATCTATCTGATTAACTTTAATATCAGAACCTGTAAACTTATTAAGAAGGGGAGCGTCGAAGCTTATACCATTATGCATAATAAAGGTATCTATTTTCTTCGACCACTCCCCAAACTCACGACACTGATCTCCTATCCAGTGACGTGTCTCTCCTGTATCAGCACTCCTTGCTACGATACAGTGTATCTTGGTTGCGTCAATAGCATCTGTCTCAATATCAACTACCGCTCTCATATGTCATGTCCACCATGTATGCATCTTCTACAGGAATGTGAAAGAATTTCTCTCCCTTTCTTATCTTATAATTAGAAGCTTCTTTAACTTCACAATCTGCCAATGTGTTACCATCAACATGCCATGCCATAGTACAGTCATGATTAAAGACAACAAAGGTAAGGAGATCATTGTAACATTCTGATTTCCACTTGTCAATCAATCTCTGCTTACGATGTGGGATACGTAACTCTGTCCAGCTTTCCGGCCACTCGTTGCCCTTCCAAGCATACTTAACCTCAACCTCATATAGATGTCGGGGAAGGTCTGGGCCTACGGTAGATACAATATCAAAGTATGTCGTTTCATTAGAAGATATATCAGTATGATCTCTGTCTTTTAGCCATCCAATCATAGCTTCTTTTGCAGCCTTATCTGCAATATCATAAAGGGTTTTATCAAACTTCTTTCTAACTTCAGACATCTTCATACATCCAATCTTCATGGGGGAAAGGTTTTGCTTTAAAAGAAATACCAACTTCACTCTCATTGACTTTAACAAACAAATCAATTATCTCGCTTGCTCCCAACTGGGAGTAAAACATCTTTTGTATTTTAGAAAGAGCGTGTTCTTCTGTTATTCCCGTACCCACAACTTCACCTGTTAATGTAATTGTTAATACATAAGACTCTTCTTTAAATCCATAGTCTTCGTTGTGTCCATTCCAAAGAGGTTCTACATTAGTTTCTTTAGTCATTGTCATTCTCCATGAAGGGGTTGTCGATCTGTGTCATGCGTCCGGTAACACTGTCGTAGTGTAGGTGGCTTGCAACTCCTGTATCACCTGTGTACCTGTTCTTCAGCACACGTATCGTGGTGGTGTTGGCTTCAATAGGATCGTCTGCCTGTTGGTTGCGCTCCAAGGCTATGACACTATCAGATAGGTGTGCAATAGATGCAGAGCCACGAAGATGTGACAACGTAACCTCACGACCATTCTCATGCCCGTTGTCACCTGATGGGCGACGTAGGTGGCTGACCAGCATCAGTGCGATGCCTGTCTCCTCAACAAGAGAACGAAGCTTGGTCATCAGGATGTCGATAGACTTGCGCTCATCACCGTTGTCCTCCTGTCCTGATACAAGGATGGAGAGGTGATCAAGGAAGACCCACTTACAGTCAAGTGCCTTTGCCATGTAACGGATGCGACTAAGTATCTCATCGTTCTCCATGCTACCAAAGTGATCAAACGCAAAGAACCTGTCAGAACCAATGGTCTTCTCCTGCCAATCGTCTAACTGTTCCTGAGTATACTGGTCACGTATCTCCTTGATATACAGGCGAGCATTTGCCTCGACGCTCATGATGTTGAAGGCGGTGTTGCGAGTGTTCTCCTCCAGTGCAAGCACACCAAGATTATCTTCTGTATTCTTCATGATGTGATGCATCAGCTCACGCATGATACTACTCTTGCCCATACCTGCACCACTGGTGAACGTGACAAGCTCTCCTGTCCTGATACCATAGGTCTTGTCGTTCAGTCCTGACCAAGGATAGGGGCAGGTCTGGTTGACTGTCTCATCGTACAGGCTACGACCAAGGTCACCAAGGTTGATGATACCTGCCGGTGTAAAGGTACGTGAGTTCCACCATGTCTGTGTAAACTTCTCACGTTGCCCTGTCTTCAGATACTCATTGGCATCCTTCAGCTCAAGGTCCATGACCTTACACTTGTTAGGTTCAAACAGCTTGGCTACTTCCTGTGCCGCATCCTTGCCCTGCTTGTCATTGTCGAAGCACAGGACAACAGTGTCAAACTTATTAAGATACTCCAGCGATTGCTTACAGTTCTTCACTGCCGATGCAGCACCATTCTTGATAGACACTGACGGCCAGCGGGAACCCATAAGTTCAAAGGCACTCATAGCATCAAGCTCACCCTCACAGACAGTGATAAACTTACCACCCTGATTGAATACATTCTGTCCAAACAAACCACAGGAAGACAGGTCACCCTCTGACCAGAATGTCTTGTCGCTGGTACGTCTGAACTTGGATGCAACATGGTTGGCATTTTCATCAAAGTATTTGTACATATGTTTGTCAACTGTAGTACCTTCTTTGGTAACGGTGACACCATACTTCTTACAGGTATCCATTGATAGCTTACGATCAGGGATGTCTGCGAAAACAAACGCAGACTTGTTTTGATTTTGCATAGGAATCACCTTGGTTGTAGTAACAGGATTACTCATGTTGTCTCCATGTTTGTAGGTTTCACAACTAAAGCAATAGCTATGTCCATCAGGAAATGTGGCGTAAGCATCGCTTGAATCACAGTAGGGGCATGGCCCCATTATAGCAGATTGGTTTGGCATTTACAACTCCGTAAATATATTTAAAGTTTGCCCTTACCCATATTGTACAGATCAACACACAGTTCTTTACGCATACCTGCAATTTCTTTTTCAATTGAAATTAGAGTTTCTATTTTATCTACCCTTTCCATATTAGTCCACGGTTCTTTAAAGGATAGCTGAATAGATTGATTATCTTTAGTATTAAAAATTTCAGCTAACACCATTATTACTTTTCCTTCGTTTGATCGTATAAAGTTTAGAACATTCTTCTCCAAGATGTTTGGTAAGATTGGCTCTGTTTTTAATTTCCTCTTCTGCTTCTTTCTTTGTGTAAAATGTTTGAACAACCACATCAGCGTACTCTTTCTTTATAATTAAATCCCACATAGGGCAGACCATGATACGGGGAACAATTTCTCCATGTGTTTATGTATTTCCACTGCAATTTCCTGTGTTTCACGTTGAGCGTCAGGCTTGGTACGCAGACCACACACCCTTGCGAATGCCGCCAGTGTACCAGACCAGTACCACTCTGTCAACATACTTTGTGGAAGGATAGCCCTTGCCTGTTCAGGACACACCCCATACCCCAAGAGTTTGTTATAATTTATAAGCGACTGAGCATGAGATGCTTTAAGTATATCGTCGGCCATTGATGGTGAAGATATAGGTGTATCACTTGATCCCTGCTTCTTATCCAAGGCAACTGATCGCCAAGCGTCAGGCTTCCAGAACTCCGGCTCATCGTCTACATAGCGACGGCTCACCTCATTCCAGACAAGACCTACCTGATGTTTTACCAGTTGACGTGCAACAAAGATAGGCGCTTTGATCCTGAACTGTGCAGAGCAGTGTCCAAAGGGTGTCCAGTGATCGTGCTTGGCAAGGTAGTTTATTAATTTTTTATCTTTGTCTAACAACACGTTAGCAGGATTTTGAACACTGCGTATGCCGGTGTTGAACCACTTTGATTCTTTAGAGAAGCTAACCCTTGCTGCATTGACCACAGTAAGATCGTTCCCCATATGAGCTATAAGATCAACAGTCATCAAAGGTGTCCTCCCATAGTGTGTCTACAAAAGATACCTTATCTTCCATAATATTATCTGCTTCTTTGGTTGCAAGTTTTTTAGCTTCTTTGTATTCATACCCATCATCAATGTATTCTCTTACAAGATCACGAAGTAATCCACTACGTTCTTTCTGCCATAAGTTCTTAGCCATCTTAATCTAAGTCCTCTAAATCTTCAAAAAACTTTTCGATATCTTCCTCACTATATATATCATAGCCAGAAACTTTCATCAGGTTCCATAACTCTTTCGAGTACCCCATTGATTTTCTTGTAATATCTTCTTTCCTTAATCGATACCAATCAAGATCATAAACTTTTGCCATCATGTTCTACCCATCCGGTGTTAGCTTCAATCTGTTGAGCTTTTGCCAATTCTTTTCGCAGGTCATCTATTATTTTTCCTTGTTCTCTTATCCTGTTCTTTAAAGTTTTAATATTAGAATTAAGTATGTCCCATGTTGTGTTTAATTCTTTTTTCTCTGTCACATTATACTCCTGTTAATTAGCATTGTCAATATAAAATACATGGTTATCTATCTGGCCCAGAATAGAGAACCTTTCATCTAATGCCCAGTAAGGTAGCACGTATGAAGCATGGTAATGTGTAGCACCTTCAGTAAGCATCAAGACAACACCCTTCATGGCAAGCCCTGCTACATTCACTGCTTCAGCATACGCATCTACATTAGCAATAGTTTCTGGCTTACCGTCACACCAGTAGGAGAAGTGACATTTATTTTTGACGGGATTACCCTTCCATGTCCTGCCCTGTCGCACAACATCACATATTTTATCTGGGTATCTTTCTGATTGCACTCGCTGTAATACAACATTTGCTACCGCTAGTTGTGCTACAAAAGATTCAGAACGTGCTTCAAAATATACGGCCTCTGCTAGACAAGAAAGACTGTCTGCCTTTGAGTGTGTAGTAAACAGAATTATAATAACAACTACAAAATTAAATGCAATAAGTTTAAAGTAGGTCATTGAAGTCTCTCTATTTTAATACCAAAAGGAAAGCCATGTTGAAATTCTTTTATACCGTGACACATAAGATATGATGCAGCATCTTCATAAGTAGTGAACTTATATATTTCTTCATCTTCTTCCGACATCATTGCATCTATATTATCAATGTCTTCAGTCGAATCTTCTCCTGTTTGTGTTATTATATAACGCATTGATTCATACCTTTCTAATTAAATTTTCTGGGACCGTCCCAGATTTTATCTAAAGAAGATAAGGTCTAACAATATATAGATTATGTCCATGCACTACCTCCCCTGTCCTCTATACTTTTTAAAACTACGGCGCTTGTGTTTGTTAGTGGGACGGGAAAAAGTTCCCGACCCTATTGATGTACGCTTCTTGATCCGATGTTTGGTAGGATCATCTTTTGTATTAATATTTTTTGACATTATACCTCCTCTAATTCCTTCCATGCATTTGATGCTAACATCTTACGAACTTTATCCTCACGCAGAACCCTTGAGTTCGCCTGATTCTTTGACCTGTCTCCAACATGTGTTGACCATGCTGTAGCTGCCTGATATGCGGTCCACATAGTACCTTCTGATCGAACAGCATACTTTTCATAGTTACCCCGGCCAATGATGTGACGGTTCTCCTCATCGAAGACCTTCATAAGATTGGAAAGCATAACCTTATTGGGTACTTTCT